TGGCAGAGTTCTTTTATTTTTTCGAACAAAGAAAACATTGATTTATCAACCTTTCTAAGGCATGACAAAAAATATTTAAACTTTTGATTGCAAATCTATTGACAAAACACAATCTATAGTTTAGAATATTATTTGTAAGCTAAAGAGTTAGCGAACAAGACAACTAAAAAATAAAGCCTAATGAAACTGATTGGCGTCCGTTTTCTAGGTAGAACCTTACTTTTAGTAGGTCTTTTCTCTATGATTAAATTCTAAACTATAGATTGTTTTTTGTCAAGAAATTCGCTAACTTTTTAGTTAATATTTTAAAAAGGAGGACAATGATGAGCCAACAACATCAAAAATGGATTCAGCTTGTTAAAGCTAAATTGGACGAAGAACAAATGACACAGACACATTTAGCTAGGTCTTGTGGAGTTGCAAAAGCGACTATCTCTGAATTGCTCAAATATGGCAAAGGAAGCGACAAGCTAAAGAATAAAGTCTGTGATGTGCTTCATATCGACGAAAGCTGGACAAGCTTGGAGGACTGAAATGACAGAAAAACTCATCGCTAATTGGCAAAAGAAAAATCACCAGCTCAGTCAGCTGATGATAGATAGTCTCGTTGGGCTAGATGTCTGGGAGACACTACTAGCACTTGGAAAATTAAGAAAGGAACAAGTATGAATAATATCCGAGACATGACCAGCATGGAAATCAACGTGCTCAATGCTATCAGAAATAGTGCTAGCTATGACCTTCCTATCCAGGCAAGTGAGCTGAGAACTCATTTTGGACTGAGTAAGCGGACACTTGAAGAAATCATTGAAAATCTAAGAGTTACTTACCGGCATCCCATTGTGGCCAAGAAAAAACGGCCAAGCGGGTACTATCTGCCACGGACAGAGGAAGAGCGAAACGATGGTCTTGCACCCTATCGCAGGCAAATCCTAACTGAGCAGAAAAATCTATCAGCTGTGATGTCGGTCAACTTAGATGACTACTGGGGAGAAGCAAAAAAGCCTGACGGCAATCAGGCTCAAAATTAAGTATTTTATGAGGTTATTTTACCATGGATGAACTGATGAATCAACTATTAGACCAGTTCGAAGCTGGTTTGAAAAATCGGGCCTTAAAAGTCATGAGTATCATGAATGACGAAAAGCACAGGTATCCACTGGAATTGAACAAGAAACAGTGTGCCCAGATGTTGCTTGGTACAGGAGACACGACAACATTTGATGCCCGTTTCAACTCACACGATGACTTTCCAAGGATTGCAGGAAAGCGAGATAAATTCCCTCGTGACGCAGTTGTGGAATGGTATCACGAAAACTGGATGAAAACAGCAAGCTAAAATTAAACATACAAAGGAACTAATATCATGAACAATTTACAAATTATCGCAGTAGGTACTCTCTTGTCAGTCACTTTGATTGAATCATTACTCATGAATATCAGACTAAAAAAGGCGCTCAAAAGGAAATCAACGACTAGTGAGATTAGTCCTGAGCGCAGTTATCAAAAGGGATTTGTTGACCTAAAAACTGGCAGACGTGTAGATATTGATCCTATAACGAGAAAAGAAACGTTTGTTGACAGAGGAAGATGATGGACAATTTAAAAATATTGCCACATGATATTCAGGCTGAGCAATCGGTGCTTGGGTCAATCTTTATCAATCCTGACAAGATGATCGAGGTGACTGAGCATCTCAAGCCAGAGGATTTCTATAAGCCAGCTCACAAGATACTTTTTAAGGCTATGATGAGTCTTTCTGATCGTGGCGAGGCTATTGATATAGTCACAGTCAAGTCAACGCTGGAAGTTAATAATGAGCTAAATTTGGTGGGGAACGTCAGCTATTTAGCTGAGATTATCAATGCAGTGCCAACTAGCTCGAATGCGGAGCATTATGCCAAAATTGTAGCTAAGAAAGCACAGTTACGGGCTATCATCGGCAACTTGTCTGATTCTATTGGCAATGCTTATGATGAGGACATGAATGTAGATGATATTATCGCTAAGGCTGAGCGGTCTTTGCTGGCTGTCAGTCAGTCGAGTAACAAGAGTAGCTTCAAGTCTATCCGTGATGTCTTGGCTGACAACCAGGCAAAAATTGAAGAGCGGTCTAACATGGGCAGTCAAGTGACCGGTCTTGAGACAGGCTTCTATGATTTTGATCGGCTGACAACTGGCTTGCATGAGGACAACTTGATTGTACTTGCAGCACGGCCTGCCATGGGCAAGACGGCTCTGGCTCTCAATATTGCTCAGAATGTGGCAACCAAGTCCCGCAAACCAGTTGCAATCTTTTCGCTTGAGATGGGCTCTGAGAGTCTGGTTGATAGGATGTTGGCCGCTGAAGGCACTGTTGAAAATCGTCACATCAGGACTGGCCAACTGTCAAGAGATGAATGGCAACGGCTGATCTATGCCCAAGGGCAACTGGCAGAGGCACCAATTTTCATCAATGATTCGGCAGGGATGAAGATTACAGATATCAAGGCAAAGGCTAGACGGCTATCCCAGGAACAGGGAGGGCTTGGTTTGATCGTCATTGACTATCTGCAATTGATTCAAGGTTCACGGTCAGATAATCGACAGCAGGAAGTATCTGAGATTTCACGGCAGTTGAAGATTATTGCCAAGGAATTGTCCGTGCCAGTAATTGCCCTTAGTCAACTATCCCGTAGCGTTGAGCAACGGCAGGACAAGAGGCCTATCATGTCCGATTTGAGGGAGTCAGGCAGTATCGAGCAAGATGCCGATATTGTGGCCTTTCTCTATCGGGATGACTACTATAACGACAAGCAAGACGACCAGCCAAAAAGCAATCTGATAGAGCTGATCGTTAAGAAAAATCGGCATGGCAGCCTTGGGACTGTAAAGCTCTATTTCCATAAGGAATATACCAAGTTTTCGAGTGCGAAGGAGGAATAATGGTTTGGATTGTTGCTAAAAAAGTGAAGACCAAGAAGGGTCAGAGGCTGTATCGAAAGCGGTGCTTTGACAATTGGCGAGAGGCTAGGGTCTATCAACAGGATATGTTTGAAAAGGGTCATGTGATGGCGATGTGGGAGGAAGATGATGGCACAACGTAGAATGTTCAGTAAAAAGATTACAGAGACCGACCGATTCTTGGAGATGCCGCTATCGTCCCAGGCTCTATACTTCCATCTGAACATGGGTGCGGATGATGAGGGTTTTATTGATAAGGCAAAAACCATTCAGCGGACCATTGGGGCCAGCGATGATGATTTAAAGTTGCTGATTGCCAAGGGCTTTCTGATTCCGTTTGATAGCGGGGTTGTGGTTATTCGGCACTGGCGGATTCATAACTATATCAGGTCAGATAGATTTCAGTCTACCATTCATCAGACTGAGAAGAATCAAATTGATTTTGATATGACCAAAACGGCTAATATCAAGCATGTTGCTGATGTCATACCAAATGGATACCAAATGGATACACAGGTTAGGGTAGTTAAGGATAGTTTAGATAAGGTTAGCTTAGACTACCATAGTCCTGTTGATGAAGGCATTTCCTACAAGGAAATCATCGACTATCTAAATGAGAAAGCTGACACTAAATTCAAGGCTAGTTCGCAAGCAACCCAAAAGCTGATTAGAAGTCGGATGAAGGATGGCTATGGTCTGGATGACTTCAAGCATGTGATTGATGTCAAGGTTGCCGAGTGGTATGGGACAGACTATGCTAAGTATTTGAGGCCAAAAACTTTGTTTGGGACGAACTTTGAAAACTATGTCAATCAGCCCTTGACTAAGAAACAGGCAAATAAGATGGATTCGGCAGTAGATGAAAGGTTGGGCTTTTAGATGAGTTTTAAAAATTTTGAAACCAGAAAGGTCTTAGATGAGACTTGCGAGGTGCATGGTTGTCAGATGTGGCTAACCAAAATGCCAATCAAGGGACGGATGGAAGAAATCAAGCAGTGCCCTGAATGTACCAAGGCCGCTATCAGCCTCTTTGAGAAGAAGCTAAATAGCCAGAGCAAGGTCAACAGTAAGCTAGCTGATACCTACGCTGTCTTTAAGCGGGACAGCTTGGTGTCTGACAAGTTAGGTGCTAAAAGCCTTGACAATTACGAAATTAAGGCTGACATTGACCAAAAGGCCATAAACTTTGCAAAACGAATGGAGCAATTTTACAGGCAAGACAGGACTGGCAATGCCATCATCACTGGCCCATCTGGGGTTGGAAAAAGTCATTTGACTTACGGCTTGGCCAAGTTTATGAACGAACAATTCAAAGCCTACGACAATCCCAAATCTGTCCTTTTCGTCTCGCTGGTGAGCCTTTTTACCAAAATCAAGGAAAGTTTCAAGTGTGATAATGGGCATTCTCAAGCGGAGATGATTGCCTTGCTAAGCAGGGTTGATTATCTCTTTCTGGACGATTTGGGCAAGGAAAGTCGTAAAGGTGATAGTCGAAATAACGAGTGGACCCATCAGATCTTGTATGAGATTCTGGACAATCGGAACAATACGATTATCAATACCAATTTGAGCAGCAAAGAGATTAAGACCTTGTATGCTGATGATTATGGTAACGGTGCTCTGTCAAGTCGCATTCTTGAGGGTGTGACTGGTAATAGCTTTGTTTATCCAAAAGATATGGAAGATAGGAGGTATTGATTATTAAAAAAATGGTAGTTTGGGCACTCTTTGATAGTGGAAATGGTTCTTACTTCAAGGGTGCTAACTCTCTGAATAGTTCGGGGGGGGGTGAACATTGACATCTATTCAATCGGAATAGATATAGAAAACAAGAACGATCATTTTATAAATTTGAATCTTGCTGATTATGGACGTTTATTTGGTGATAATACACTCTTTGATGAGTTAGACAAATTACCAAAACCTGACCTTGTAATAGCTAGTCCGCCATGCGAATCATGGTCAAATGCTTCTGCCATGGAAAACGGTAATGCGTGTTGGAAACGTAACGATGTGTCGGATAGCTTGTTCGCTCCACAAGTAAGACCTTCACCGTTCACGATCAGGGCAAATCAGGATTACGCATCAGCCTATATAAATTATCAATATGATAGGCAATTTTTAAAAAGGGTCAATGGGGAGCTAACAGCTTTCAACACAATAGAAATCATAAAAAGATATAGACCACAATTTTGGGTTATTGAGAATCCAGCAGCTGACAGACTGTGGCCCTACATTGAGGATATTATTGGATTCAGAATTCCATACAAAAACCTAGCTAGATACAATAATTATGATTATCCTTTACAAAAACGCACGACTTTTGGAAGCAATATTGAACTTAATCTTAAGAATAAAATTATCAAGCAGGACATAGAGTGGAAGAACTTCTCAAAATCATACAACGAGAGATCTAATATACCTGAAAAATTGGTGTCAGAAATTTTTGAAAAAATCTACAAGGAGTTTTGCAAAGATGATTGAACTCTATTTCATTTACAATGGTCATCGCAAGATACTCATTGGGAGTTTTGGCCACATACATAGCGCAATAAAAGAATTAAAGAAACATCAAGCTAGTTACTCAGCTATCAACCATCCACGTTTTCGGAAAAGTATGAGTGATGAAAATATCAGGATTGATTACGGAGCAGCTGACTGCTACTACTTGATTACGAAGAAAGAGGAGGATTTGATATGAAATTTTTGCCATTTTTATCTATGATTGTATTTTTGCTAGCTCTTGTGTTAGCAGGAGCAATCAAAATCAACCGGCTCAATAAGAGGATCGAGCAGCTCGAAGCTAGAAAACTTATCACAATCCATAGAGTCGATAATGCTGGAGGCTCTATGGACGTGCTTGGAAAAATCACTGATAAAGAGGTGATTGAGGGGAAATATACGGTCACGGTTGGTGGCTACGGGAAATTCTTGGTCACTCAAGAGCAGTATGATGCTATCAAGGTCGGAGACCCAATACCAGATTATTTAAAAGGAGGTGGAAGATGAAATGGAATAAACTTACCTCAAGAGACCTCACTCAAGAAGAAATAGAGGAAGGCTTGCCCTATGACTCTATGTGGGACTGTGACACACCTGAAATTGATGAAACAGTGATTGTTTCAGATGGGATAACAATTTGGACAGATACATGGGTTGATTATGACGTAGGTATGGGATTTGAAAATTCCACAGACGATGATGGCTTGTATTGGATGTCATTCCCAGAATTACCAAAATTGGAGGAAACGAATGATCAATAATGTTGTACTTGTGGGACGTATGACCCGTGATGCTGAACTTCGCTATACACCGCAAAACCAAGCGGTCGCAACATTTACTCTGGCTGTCAATCGCAACTTTAAAAATCAAAGTGGTGAGCGTGAAGCGGATTTTATCAATGTTGTTATCTGGCGTCAGCAGGCAGAAAATCTTG